ATGATGATCTAGGAGTATTGGTAGATGCAATAGTTCTTAAAGCAAAAGACTCAGAAGGAAATAAAATATTTAAGCTAGATGACAAGCTAATATTATTGAATAATGCTGATGCAAATGTTATAGCTAAAGTAGCAACAGAAATGTTGTCTGGTGTTTCTTACGAGGAAGCTGAAAAAAAGTAAGATTTGATTCGGAGTTGTATTCCGTACTCTCTTTGGGTCAAGAATTGAAAATGAGTATGGAAGAAGTTTTGTGTTTTACACAAGATGAATTTTATTATTGGATAGCATATTTTAAGGTGAAGGCAGAACGAGATAAACTACACTATGGCAGATCAGCAACTAAACATAAAACTTAATGCGATAGATAGCACAAAAAAAGCATTTAACGATTTACAAAACAATCTCAAACAAACAAACAAAGAAGCTAATAATTTAACAACATCTTTTTTAAGTGTTAAAGGTGCAATATTAGGATTTGCTACTGGTGCAACACTAACTGGAGTAGTTAATCAAACAAGAAAATTCCAAGATCTACAAACTACTTTAAGTAGAGTAGCAGGTTCAACTGAGAACGGAACACAAGTATTAAACTTCTTAATTGACTCCACTAAACGATCTACATTTACAGTACAAGACTTAGCAAATTCTTTTATAACTTTATCTACTGCTGGTATTAATCCAACTGAGAGATTATTAAAAATATTTACCGATACTGCTTCAGCATCAACAGATCAATTAGATACATTAAATGATTTAACAAGATTATTTGCCAAAGGTGTTCAAGGGGGCTTAGGTTTACAAGGTTTAAATCAGTTAGTTGCAAAAGGAATACCTGCATTTAAAATATTAGAAAATGAATTAGGTTTATCAAAAGATGGTATTGAGAAATTTGCCAATACTACAAGAGGTGCAAACAAAATATTAGAAGCATTATTAAATGGTTTAGAAAAATCATTTGCTGGTGCTACACAAGAAAGAGCAAATAATTTATCAACAGCTTTATCAAGAATAGGTAAAGAATCAGATTTAGTTTTATTAAAAATTGGAGAACAAGGTTTAACAAAATCTATTAGTGATTTAGCTGAAGCATTTTCATCATTAACAACAGAAGGAGATGCTCTTTTAGAATTTTTAGGTAAATTAACTAGTGCAACAGTAGATAGTGGAACAGGATTTGTAAAATTTGCTAAAGATGTTGCCAATGCTTTAAAGTTTACAGTAAAACAAGAAATAGATGATGTTAATAAAGCATTTGATTTGTTATTTAAAAGAACTGGTAATGCCAAAGTTAATGTATCAGGAACTTTTACTTCACCAACTGAAATAACTGGCAGATCAACTGGCTTACCAAAAAAAGAATTAGTACCTACTCCACTATTAGATTTTCAATTAGTTATTAAAAGAGTTATTGAAGATAACCAAAATAAACTTGATTTAATTAATGATGCTTTTTTTACAACACAAGGATTAACAAAAACAATAACAGATACTCTTAATGCTGGTATATCTCAATTTTCAGAAAAAATAGCTGAGTCTATTGTATTGGGCAAACAATTATCAGATGTATTTAAAAACATAGGTCAAAGTTTACTAATTAGTATTTTAAAAACAAGCATTGAAATTTTAGGTAGAGAAATATTAAATTTATTCTATGCTAAATTACAAACATTTGAAATAGTACAACAGATAGGAAAATTATTAGAAAAACTAGCTGTTGAAAGAGCAATTACAAGAGAGAAAGAAAGACAAGCTAGTGCAAGTTCAGGTAGTGGGGGTGGTTCTGCTGAAGGTCAAATAATATCAGCTATTGTTGGTTCTTTTTTTAAAGCTGAAGGTGGTGCTGTTAGTGCTGGAACTCCTTACACAGTAGGGGAAAGAGGTAGAGAATTATTTGTACCTAACACAAGTGGAACTATTGTGCCTAATCACGATATGGGGTCAGGAACTAATATTACATTTAATATTCAAGCAAATGATGTTAGAGGTATAAAAGAATTGTTAATTGATAATAGAGCAACTATAATTAACTTAGTTAATCAGGGTGCTAATCAAAAAGGAAAATCTAACGTAGTATGAGTGGAACATTCCCATCAAGCCCAGCACCTAGAGATGTTGCTATAAGCACAAATCAAAATACTATTGTAACTACAACTGCTTCTGGCAGACGACAAGCTAGACAAATAGACGGACAAAGATTTAGATTAAGAGTTAGATTCCCAATTATGACTAGAGCAGAATTTGCACCTATAAATGCTTTCGTAATGAAACAAAGATCACAAATGGAATCATTCCAATATGTGCCACCAACAATAGATGATGCTTTAGGAGTTGCTTCAGGAGTTATATCAGTAAATGGTGCTATTAGTGCAGGAGTTACTTCTGTTGCAATAGATGGTATGGCAAACAGCACATCAGGAGTATTTAAAGCTGGAGATTATTTTAGATTTACTGGTCAAGCAAAAGTTTATATGGTTATGGCAGATGTATCATCTAATGGTTCTGGTCAAGGAACATTAACTTTTGAACCACCATTAAGAGCAAACGTAGCTGACAACACAGTTCTAATTTATTCTAATGTAGATTTTACAGTTGGACTAACTGGAGATATTCAAGAATTTAATATAAGCACAGAAAATTATTTCCAATACGAAATTGATCTTATAGAGGTATTGTAATGACAAGATCATTAAGTGCTGGAGTAATAGCCGAGATAGCCACAAACAAACTTAATCCAGTTGAACTTATTTATTTAGGTATTAGTACTGGAACATATTACACAGATCACTACAAAGATTTAAGTTATGATGGCAATACATACACAGCTTCATCATTATTTTTAGGAAGTTCTGAAGTTCAAGAAACTGCTGACGTTTCTGTAAATACATTAACACTTAAATTTTCAGGGGCAGATCAAACAATCATAGCTTTATTACTTAATAACAATTACATGAACAAAGTAGCAAAAGTTTATAGAGGTTTCTTAAATGATAGTCAGGCATTAATAGCAGACCCATTTCTTTTATTTGATGGAAGAATATCTAATTTTTCATTGGAAGAAAATGCAACAACATCATCTGTTAATATTATTATAACTTCTCATTGGGCAGATTTTGAAAAAGTATCTGGTAGAAGAACTGCTGAAAATTCACAGAAGCTTTATTTTCCTAACGACAAAGGAATGGAATTTGCAAGTAAGACTGCACAAAAAATTAAATGGGGTTCAGCTTAATGAACGATATATATAGAATAGTTCATCTGTATAGACAATTTCCTAAATATAATAAATTTACTTATAGACAATTAACAGAAATGATTACTCCATCTTTAAACCTAGACCAATATCAAATTCACAGAATAGGAAACGAAGATGTTGGTTATACTAATTGGGCTTATTTAAGTGATACAGTTCAGGAGAGATACAAACTTACTGGACAATTAAAAAGTAATGAATGGAAGTCAGGAAATAATATTTGGGTTGTAGGAGTTATTGCAAAGAGTAATGCTAAACAAATAATGAGATGGGTTATAGAATATTTTAGACCAAAAATAGAAGTTAATGAATCTGTTAAATGGATTAGATGTAATGATAATTTTAATATTTACAGAATATCAGAAAAAATTAAACGACCATTTCACATACATTAATGAAAAAAATATTTGCAACAACAGTATTAGTATCAGCTTTACTATTTGATTTTATTAATGCTGTATTTAATAATACTATTAGCCAAGAAGTAATATCTTTATATAAAGCAGAACCAGCAACTATTACTGCAATTATAACTACAATTATAGTTACAGCTATAAGTTATGTACTTGCACCTAAACCTAAAGCACCAAGACAAAGTTCTTTTGATGAAGTTAAAGGTACTCTTGTAAATAAAGATTCTAACAACAATCCAATCCCTATTGTATATGGAAAAAGACAAGTTGGAATAATTCGGACATTTGTAGAATCTTCAGGAACTGACAATCAATATCTCTATGTCGCAGGAATATTATGCGAAGGTGGTGGAAGTGGAATCCAAAGCATAGAAGAAATTTATGTTGATGACAAATTAGTAACCTTTGATGGTGCATTAACAGATGGTACTTTAAGAGGTGTATCTAGTTCAGATACTAATTTTTATAAAGGAGAATCTTTAATTTCTATTCAGGCATTTTTTGGATTAGACAATCAATCAGTTTCTTCTTTGCTTGACGAAACTACAAGCTGGACTTCAGATCATAAACTATCTGGTATCGCTTATTTAGCTTTAAGGTTCAAATGGAATCAAGATGCTTTTAATGGTATGCCAGAAGTTAGAGTTACTTTAAAAGGTAAAAAGATTTACGACCCTAGACTAGACACAACTAAAGGTGGTTCTGGTTCACATAGACAAGATACAGCTTCTACTTGGGCTTATTCTGCAAACTCATCTTTAATTCTTTTAGATTATTTAAGAAATACTAGATATGGAAAAGGATTACCTAATGATGCTTTTGAAAGTAATTACGAAACATTCAAAACTTCTGCAAATACCTGCGACACACAAGTAACTCCTTATACAAGTGCAAGTTCAATTAACTTATTTGAAACCAATGCAGTCTTAGATAGTGAGAAAAAAGTAATTGATAATGTTAGAGAACTATTAGTCCCTATGAGAGCAATCTTTAATTACACACAAGGTAAATACAAAATTATTATTGAGGGTTCAGGTGCTTCACAATTATTATTAACTAAAGACAATGTTGTAAGTGAAGTTAGATTACAAGGTGAAAGTAAATCAGAAAAATACAATCGTGTTATAGGAACATTCTCAAACCCAGAAAAAGATTATCAATCAGATACAGTTTCATACCCACCATTTAGTGATTCACATTTAGCATTAGCAGATAGACACTCAACAATGCTGACTGAAGATAATGAAACTTTATTAGAGAAAAGTGTTGATATGATACAAGTTACGTCTCCTTATCAAGCTGAAGAAATTTGCGAGAACATATTAAAGAGATCAAGAAACAATTTAAAAGCAGAAGTAACTGTAACTGCTGAAGCACTTAATCTTAGTATAGGAGATGTGGTAACAGCGACTTACGATACTGCAAGTTTTGTAGCCAAACCATTTCGTGTAATGTCTTTAGCTATTAATTCTGATTCAACAGTAACTCTTGGATTAGAAGAACATCAAGACGAATTTTACGATTACGAAAATCCT